ATCGTCGAGCACGAGTACCGCCTCATCCGCCAGGTGCTCCTCGACGTCGGTCAGGAAGACGAGAGTCTCCTCCGTCGAGTGGTCGCCGTCGTAGAAAACGCACCCTATCGGTATGATTAGGGGCTGAGCTAGGTACACCTGCCACCTAGCCTTCACGAACGTCACGTTGGGGCCGAACCCATCCGGGACGTAATCGTACTTGTCGCACGGATCCACGCCGATGAGCGTCTTCCCGTCGTTCCCGTGAGCAGCGGCTTCCAGAGTGCGGCCTTCGAGCGTGCCGATCTCCAGGTAGCACTCCTCCTGCGGCATGGCTTGCACCAGCCGGTTCAGGAGATGCTCCACTCGGGAGCTACTGAAGCCGCGCCGTTTCGAGAGAGCCGGGAGGTAGAGCTGCGTCTCCCTTCTGAGACTCTCGACGACTGCGTTCGCTCTCGACCATTCCATCTATGACCTCCCAGACTCCCTTGCTGGGCTTCCAGCCGTAGACTCGCTGAAATTTCCCGTAATCCGAGATCCACCACTTGTGGTCGCCTAGCCGTGCCGGCCCGTGACTCGTCTCGAAGTCGCACCCGTGCTTGTCACGAAGGTAAGCGATCACTTCGTTGACGCTGACCGAGTTCTCGGGGCCCCCGCCCATGTTGTAGATGCCGTCTCCCCTGTTCGGGTCCTCGCAGCAGAGGAGGATCGCCTCGGCGAGATCCGCGGCATCCAGATTGTCACGCACCTGGTAGCCCTCGTGGCCGTAGATCGTATAGGGCTTCCCTTCGACGGCGCACTTGACGAGCCAGCCGAGGAAGCCTTGGAGCTCGACGGGGCTCCCGTTCTTGCCCGTGAGGCACCCGCAACGGAGTGTTACAGTAGGTAACGCGAAGCAACGTCGGCACTCCTGGACCATCAGATCGGCTGCCGTTTTGGAGACTCCAAAGGGCGTGTGGAGGGATTGGTCGATCGTCAGACGCTCGCTCACACCTTCGCTGTTCGGGTCGCAGACGTAGCGATCGTTCTCGATCGTGTAGAGCCAGTTGTTCACCTGATCGCCATACACCTTGTTCGTCGAGAGGAAGACGAAGGCTGCTTTCGGAATGAGCTGCCTACAGATGTCGAGTAGCTGCACGGTGCCCATGTAGTTGACGGCAGAGTCCTGGACGACGTGGGAGCGAGAGTAGTCGTGCGAAGGCTGCGAGGCGCAATGCACCACGGCATCGTGGTCCCTGACCTGGTCGATCTTGTTCCGGAAGTCTTCCCGGATGATTCTGACACCGAGCTTGGACAGCTCTTGAAGCCTCCACTCGACCGATCCCTGGTGCCCGAACCACTTGCCCCGGAAGTCCGCGTCCACACCCGTTACCTGCCAGCCCTTGCTGACGGCCAGCTCCGCCGTGGCAGAGCCGATGAGTCCCCCTACGCCCGTCACGAAGAGACGCATCAGTCGCTCTTGGAGAAGTGCTTCTTGTGCATGGCCGCCTGGAAGGCCGAAGCCTCCGATGCGAGTTCACCCACAGTCTCCGGCCGTTTCATCCTGCGAGACCCCCTCGGCCCGTAAGGCTGCTTGAAGCCTGACTCGCTGGTGATCCTTCTCGACTCCCGTCGTCTCGCGTAGCTTCGTTCCATCTTCCCTCCTAGAAGTCTATCCCGTAGGATCGGCCTTTCTCGATAGTCTCCATGAGCCTCGACAGAGCCGCCGCATCGTAATCGAGGCTATCGGCCTTCAGCGTCTCGGCTCTTCCTAGCACATCCACCCTGAGATCCGTCGCATCTCCGATGCCCGTCACCGCACCGACCAGCGTATCGCCATTCGGGCAGTTGTAGTCCACACCGTGTTGCCGGAAGTGGTTCTGGAGCTTCGTCCAGCGCTTAGCTTCCTTCGGAATGTCCCAGGCGAGGAAATGCTCGCGGGCGAATTCGCTGGTCAGCTGCAGCTGCGCGCTGTACTTAGCCGAGGGCTCCAAATCGATGAGCTTCCCGTTGGCCGCCGCCGTGATGAAAGCGGGCCAGTTGGAGAAGAGCTCCATGTAGGATTCGGAAGGCGGTAGACCAGCGCGGCAAGCCGGGTCGATAAAGTAGGGGATGCCTGTCTTGGTGACGCGGATCTCGAGCGACAGGAACCCCGTGTACTTCCGTTCACGGAGAATCGGGCCGAACTTCTCGCAGACCTCGACAATCGGCTTCGGGAGCTTCGCGTAGTCCTCCACCTTGCCGACGTAGCCAGCGCCCTTGTCCTCGTAGCCGTAGCTGACGGTCAATGGGAAGACTCCCCCGACGACCGCCGCGTCGATTCCCACTTCCACGGCATCGTCGATAGAGTCCTCGACGACGAACGTGCAGCTCTGCCCGCAGGGGCCGAGCTTGTCCTGGAGGCTCCTGACCTTGGACTTCGACCGGAACCAATCAAGGTGGTGCCACGTCTCGACGTCTCCCCGGTAGAGAGTGCCCTTCACCCACTTGTCTTCCGTCCGCTGCAGATCATCCGCCAGAGCGTCGATACCGACGATCCGCTTGGCTTTGACTACCGGGAGCCCCACATCTCGGATCAGCTGCCGGGTGGCCCAGCGATCGGTCTCTAGATCGGCCACGGCGGGCGTGGCGCCGAAGACGGGCTTCCCCTGCTTCTTCATCTCCCCGGCCAGGTCCGCCGTATAGACGTCCGGGAAGATGACGAGATCGGAGCGCCGAGCGGCCTCGAAGACGTCCGTCACGCGCTCGACACCACCATCGAGACCCTTCCCGATGTACGCCTGGCAGGCTTTCGGAGCCACGCCGCGGAGTCCGACGCCGTAGAGAACCCGCTTGAAGCCACGGGCTAAAGCTTCGGCTACGTGGACGAAGAGGCCATCGTCCACCACCAGGCAGGTAAGGTCGGCGGGCGAGGGCATGGAGCCCTCTCAGGAGCGACTGATGAGGACGCGGAACGTGGAGCCGGCGCCGCTGGCTGCTTGAAGAGCCCGTCCCAGACCGGCCGCTGCGGTAGTCGTCGTCTGAACTTGCCCGGCGGTTGTCGAGGTGCCTACCCGGTCCCCACGAGACACGGCTGAAGCGGCCGTAGCCAAGACGATCCCCTCCACGCGAACGAGGATAGGGGATCCGTTCACGATTGCGGATACGTAATCCCACTGCATCCCCTGGACAGCACCGCTTCCGCGCGAGGCGACGACGAAGCCCGCGCCGGTCGTCGCGTTGGCCGAAGTGGTCGTCTTGTAGGAATCGTCATTCCCGGTATCCACCACCACGGCGTCTCCGGGATTCATGGCGGAGGTGGCGGTACCGACCACGCAATATCCACCCGTCTTCAGGCGCACGTAGTTACCGGGATCAGGATCGTCCCGGAGCATCGACACGTCGCCGAAGTCTGTTGCGTCTATCATTGTAAGAGCCCCTTCAGGGTCCGATGAATTCTCGATCGTCGGTCAAGTCGTGGCGCTGCTCGTAGTCCCGGAGCGCCTTTCGGCGCCGGTCCTCCTTCCGAAGCTCCTCCTCCTGGCTAGGCCCCGAGGGATCCGAAGGTTCCACGGTAATCTCCGTGACCGACTGCTTGGCGGAACATCCCCGAGAGCTTGACACCTTTGGTATCGAAGTCGTCGCCGGCATCGAACATCGGGGCTTCCCGGATCCAGACGTTGATGTCGAGGTCCGCCTTCGGTGAGAGGCAGAACCACGAATCGGAGTCCGTCAGGTAGTGGAGCATCATGTGCTTCCGGGTGCCGTCGCCGAAGACGTTGATCTCGTTGTTCCCGGTGTAGGGCTTCAACTCTGATTCCACGATCTCTCGGGCCACCCATTCGAGCTGCGGCGGATGGACGATGACTTCCAGGCGCTTCGGATCGGGCATCCCGGCCTCGTCAACCAGGAGCTCCATGAGATCGGAGGCGTTCTCGAGCGCCGTCACGGAGAGGTCGGAGTCGGTAGTCGCGCGGTTGGCCTGAGTGCCGCCGCGCTTCAAGACGTGAGCCGTCGAGAAAAGCGCCAGGGCATCGAACCCCGCAGCCGTGAGGCCCGTGCCGCCCGTCGTCGAGAAGCCTCCGTTCAGGATCCGGAAGGCTTGCACCTCCATCTGATGCATCCCGGAGCGGGCGATCAGCCGATAGATCTTGCTCATCACTCCGTAGAGCTCGTCTTCCCACATCTCGTGGGTGATGCGAGCACCGAGAGCGTAGGTGAAGGGCTGGTACCGGACGGTCCCGACCTCCTGCACCCGGTCATACTGGATCGTCTCGTCCTCCGGCTTCCCGATGTAGGTACCGAGGGGAGCAACTTGCAGGTCATCGAAGTAGTTCCGGCCAGCTTCGCCACCCGGATTCGGCCCGTTGATGACGTTGAAGATCTGGCGGAATTCCTTCGGCACCTGGCGGGTGGTTTCCACCGTGACCTTCCGGAGTCCCGGACGGATCAGGTTGGCGAAGTTCGGAGTTCTCATCACTGCCATGGAAGTTTTCTCCTATGCGTAGTCTTGGATGGACTCCGCTATCAGCTCGTTCCGAGAGAGGCCGACCAGTTCGGGAGGAACGTGAAGGTGAGCCGCACGTTCGTATCTCCGACTCCGAAGGGGCCGCTCGCCGTGTTCGGGGTTGCCGACTGGTTCTGGGCGATCTCGTAGGTGAAGACGCGGATGTTGGCACCGCCGACCGTCGAGGCGTTCAGGAACCAGCGGAAATTCACGGTATCCCGCTGGATGGCCATCGAGGTGCCGATGTCTCCCTGGACGAGCACGTGATCCGCCAGAGAGGACTGCAGAACGTTCCCGGCGAAGACGTTCGTCGGAATCGCCAGGTAAACGCCGATCGTGTGCGTGCCGGCTACCGTGTCGTTGTGGGCATCTTCCGCGGCCACACCGAGAATAGCTGCCGGAGTGTCCGAGGCCGGGTCCACGACGAAGCCCGCCGATAGGATAACCACCCAACCCTTCTTGAAGGTCTGCGTGGCTCCTTCGGCGAACGAGACGACGGACGGGGTGCCGCCCCCGCGCTCCTGGACCTCTAAAAATATATCCTTAGCGACTACAGCCATTTGCGTCTCCTATTCGGTAGCTGCGATACCTTTGCCGGATGGGCCCTCGATCGGGCTTCCAGTGGTGAGCTCGTCCCAAGTGTTGTCACGTCTTGAGCGGGTGATGCCGGGAGCCGCGTGTGGGAGGCCGGACTCGTCGCGGATGAGCTTGTTGATCTCCTCCCGCGTTCCTTCGCGCATCTGCCCGGACTGATGGGCCAGGTTGTAGAGAGAGCGGCGGCGACGGCGCTCGTAGTTCTGCATGGTCTCGGCCATGAGGACCAAGTCGCCTTGGATCCAGGTCTCCTCGTGCTTCAAGCCGCAGACGGGCTTCACGGGATCCTCGCCGGGCTTCACGATGAAGAAGCCCTTGCCTTCGTGCTCGGTCACCCGGAGCCCGTCCTTGCCTTTGCGGTTCACCCACTTGAGCCTGTAACTCTGTAGCCAGGACTTCCCCTTCGGACCGTTCGAACGGACCATGGAGCGGTCGAGCTCCCGCTCGATCACCTCGTCCGTATCGACGCCCCGGAGAGCCGCCTCGTGCACGGCTTCCCGCTGTCCTTCGACCTTCCGATCGTACTCGTCCTTGAAGCCTTCGAGCTTCTCGAAATGCGCCGCTACGGCTTCCTCCACGACCGGGTCCGGGGGAGGAACGGCGTAGTCCACGCCGGGCTTCGGCTTGGCAGTCACCTTCGGCGTATTCTTCGATCCCTTCGGCCTCCCCATGCGTCTTGGGGGGGCGGCAGGAGGATCGGTCTGGACTTCCGGCGCCGGGGGCAGCTCGTTACTCATATGCGTTGGCGGTTCTTGAAGCCCCACGGATCGTTTTCGTGGAGCACCTTGTCGGTGCCGTAGTCCCCGGCGTAGTCCTCGTCCGTCATGCCGAAGCCCTGCGCCACGCGGCGCTGCTCGTCCGTCAGACGGACGCGCTGGGTAGCCGCGCGAGTGATCGGCCGGGTAGCGGTAGCTGACGATCCGATGACGGGAGACTCCCTCAGGGATGGAGGCGGACGGGAAGACGGCGCGTTTTCCAATGGGCCGCCCTGCTCGGCCTCTTCGCGCTCTGTCTCCCCGTCCGCATCGCCCTGCGAGGCCCTGGCCTCGGCTAATTCCTCGTCGAAGTGCGCCGACCGGACGTACTTGTAGACCTCGTCGTAGGCGGTAGGCTGCGCCGCGACGGCGGGATCCAGCTTATCGAGGTGCGCCTCGATCTCCGCCTGGTACTTGTCGAAGTTCTTGAGGCGCGAACCGGCCAGCTGCTTGTTGATGTTCCGCTGGTTACGAAGAACGACGGTAGCGTGCTGGGCGGAGATCTCGGCGGAGCGGCGGGTCTGCTCTTCCTGCGCTCTCTGGAGGTCTTTCCGGGAGACGATGGCGTCCGGGTCTTCTTCTTCCTGCTTCTGCGGCGGCTGGTTCTGACTCTGCTGGAGGTAGGCCGCCACCTTCTGCATGTCGTCGGCGTATTTCTTCTCGGAGGCGGCGTGCTTGGCCTCGGCATCCGCGCGGGCTTTTCGGTCTGCCTCCCGCTCCTTGGCGAGCGCTTCGCGCTCCTCCTTGGCTTTGCGGAGCTCGGCAAGTTCCGCTTCGGAAATCTCTACCGGCAAGAGAAGTCTCGCATTCTGAGACTTCCTATGCGGACTTTCCGATCAGGATGTCAATAGGTAGTGGATGGTCTAAGACTAGTGCACAAGAAAATACTTAGCACTAGCCTTCGCTCGGACCTTCGCCACGGGCCTCTCGGAGGATCTCCTGCATCTCGTTGAAGGCCGTACCGAAGGCCGCCATCATGCCTTGAGCGCGCATGATCGTGTCGTGGTCTTTGGCGGTGCCGCAGGTCGTGAGGGACTGCTGCTGGAGCTCGAGCAAGCGCCGGGAGAGCATTCCCCAGATGACGTAGTAGTCGAGCGGGCCCTTCACTGCGGGAAGCCTCCATTAGCAGCCGGAGCGGCGGGAGCGGGGCCTCCTTGTTCCGGGGCCCCGCCTGGTTCTGCGGCAGGCTGCTGTTGTGGGGGTTGCGGCTTGTTAGCCATCTGGGCGAACACTTCGCCGATGAGAACGTTATCCATGTCGAATGCGGAATAGGATTGCAGTACCTTGGAGAAAGCCTCGTCGATGGCCATGAGGGCTCTGGCGGTTGCCTGCTTGATCTCCGGCGGTGAATTCGGCTGCACGATGCCTCCAGCCATCTGGAAGACGGTGACCAAGTGCTGTGTAGCCGCCTGGTAGAGTTGCATAGTGCTCTGCTTCTCGACCTCCCTATTCACGGCCTGCGTACTCACGTTCAGCTTGATGGCCATGAAGTTTCGGAGGTTGTCCTGGATCTGGAGAAGCTCTCTCACCTTGACCGCGTCCTGCTCGTCGAGAACCTGCTCCGGGCTTCCCGTCATCTCGGGTTCGGGGAGTCCGTAGGTCTGGTATAGCTCGGCTATCTGGTGAGCTTCCTCGCTTAGAGCCATGCGGATTTCCGAGGTGTTGAGATCGAACCGCCGGGCACCTTCCTGGAGAAGCGCCATGACGGTCGTCGCCGCGGCTCTACCAACCGGGCTCGTCATTCTTCCGTCGTTCAACTCGCTGACGCCGACCGTCCGATCCGCAAGAGCGTTCACGAACTGCTCCTCGTAGGCGGCAATTTGCGTGGGGTTGGTCGGGTGGAATTCCTTCAAGTCTTGCGTCGAGAGAGCCTTGATGACCTTCCCCTGTGCCGGGCGGATGGTATCGGGGAGGTTGCTGGCGGCGCTCCCGATGAACATCGTGATGAGGGAGAGATGCGCGGAGTCACGGCGCTGGTTGTGGATGGTGCTCGCTTCCTCTTGCAGCGGCTCGACCATCTCCGGGATGCCGATGCCGTCGAATTCACCTTCCTGCTCTACGAACCGCGTCACCACGAAGGGCCGCATCTGACTAGGGAAGGGGTTGGCCTTCAGGCGGTGTATAGTCGAGTGCTCCTCGTGCAGAAGCATGATGTACTCTTCGGGCCATCCGTCGCCGTCGAAGTCGCGCTGGAACCAGACGTTCCAGAAGGCGAGTAGCCCGAAGCGCTCGTCCAGCTGGAAGTCTCCGCCGGTTGCATCACGCCTAAGACGCCGTAGCTCCGTCTCCTCGTCTCTCACTCCCCGTAGCTCGTCCAGGTTTTCGAGATAGCCGGAGTGCTCGAGCTGCCGGGCTCGGTCCCAGGACATCCAGATCCTCTGGGCGACGAAGGGAGACGCCTGGACGTCGGAGTATCCGGTCGGGCAGATGAAGTCCTCACGGGGAACCCACTGCGGCCACGGGCCGTAGACACGGCTTGCCGGGACGGTCTGCTTGCTCTTGTCGTCGTATCGGAATTTGGTCTCGTCTCGCCAGCCGTTGTAGAGGACGGACGTCCCGAGCTTGACCGTCTCTTGGACCAGGGGCTTTACGACCTTATACTGGTTCCAGACGTTCTCGCGGCACCAGTCGAGCCAGCGCTCCATGGGTTTCACCGCCGGGGCGAACTTCCGGTTCAGCTCCGTAGCCGTCCAGTGTGGCTGGATGGCGAAGATCGACTGCATGATCCGCGCAACGATCGTGTCGCAGTAGATGCGGGAGAGCGGCACGATGATGTTGCTCGCCCCCTGCATGGGATAGGTCTTATCGAGGATCTTCGGCTGGCTCGCGTAGAGGCGCTGGTAACGGAGCCAGTCCTGCTCCTTGTTGGATCTCCCGGAGAGCTCGTCCCGGATGACGGTCGAGAACTCGTCGCCGAGCTTCTTCAGCTCGTCGTCGGTGAACTGGACTTCGCGGGGCTTCCTCTCCGGAGCTCCCCGCTGTCCTGCGAGGCTATCAGTCGGGTCTGGATCACCTTCGTCGTCTCCGCGTGGAACGCTTGCTTCCACGTCTTCCTCGGTCATACGCTCTGCGGAGCGCTTCCCGAGGGCTATGTCCTTGGGGGAAGGAAGCTTCCGCTTCGCCATGCTAGCGGAGCTTTCCCTGCTGGAGGATCTGCTGGATGAGTTGCATGACGATGTCCTGGGAGCCTCCGGCTTGGTTCTGGCTCATCTGGCTCCCCTGCTGGAGCATCCTGAGAATCGTGTAGGGATCGGCCCCGAGAGACTGGAGGCCCTGTAGAGCTTGAAGGGGGTCGTAGTTTTGGAAGGAGCCTTGCGCGAGCAGACGATTCAGCCTCGGGCCTCCGAGGCCCTTCACTTCCTGGTCCCAGAGTCCTTGGAGCCGAATGTCCCGCCCGTCCATCGGCTCCCTTGTCTCACGAGACGGGACGAACCTTCAATACCCGGTCCAGTCAGACCGCGTCATCTCGGCAGCCTCCGCCTCCGCCTGATCGTCCATGCCGCCCATACGAAGCGTCCGGTCGCGGTCTGGGTCTCTCCTTTTGACTACGTTCCCCTGCTCGTCCACGGGATCGGGAGGGATCCAGATCTTCGGCAGGTATGCTCCCGCGTCGATGAGATCTACGGTCTTGCCGTTTGGCCAGCTGACGATCTCCTCCAAGAGGTCCGACATGGCTCTCAAGATGAAAATCCTTCCCTGGCGAAGATACGCTCCCCAGAAGCCCCTGATGCGCGTTCCCTTGGCGTTGGCGGAGGTATCAGTCGGGAGCTTCCCGAGACGCATCTCCGGGTAGGTCTTGAGAGCCCAGTAATAGAAGGCGATATGCCCTCCGAAGACTTCGATGGCGGCTATCGTCGGCTGCCAGGTCGTGTAGGACTGGTGGGCTTCCTCTAGCACTTGGTTGGGATCGGAGTGCGTCGCCTTGGCTTCCAGCAAGACGATATCGAAGGGCTCGGTCGGGGTGGGGGGAGTAAGCGCAGCCACCACGTTCGCCGTTCGGGCGTCGGGGGAGTTGCGGGTTAGGCCGGCGTCTATCACCTGGAAGAGATTACAGTGGCTTAGCTTCACCTTCCTTTGGCCGTTCGGCTTCTCTAGAAAGAGCCACTGCTCCCCCTGGTGATCCTTGGCGAGTTGGTAGTAGCGAAGGAGCGTCGGATCGAGTTCGGTGACGCCCTCTCCCACGCAACGGTTCTCGTACTGCAGAGCGAAGAGCACCGGGCCTTGCTCCAAGCGGATCTGCTCTATGATCTCTTCCGGATACCGCGTAGGCCACGTCGGGTTTCCTTGCTTGTCTCGGATCTTCACCTCGTACCGGTCCACGTTGGCTACCGTCTTCTGGACGTAGTCGATCACGTCGTTCGGGCTCCAGCGCGTGCCCACGTCGTGGATCTCGCTCTTGGCGGCGTTCACCATGAGGGACCAACTTAGCTTCCGATGCTCTATCGCCTTCTCCATCACCAGTGGAGATTCTCTTGCGGCCTTGCCGACAAGATCGTCGTTCTTCTGCCGGTCGTAGTGATTGCTCGTACTCGCCCCACCCACTCCGCAAGCCTCGATCGTCGCCTCCGGCCACTTGGCCGTCCTTCGGAGCTCCAGTTGGTGAGCGTTCCACTTCACCCGCAGAGGATCCGGCACGACGTCCGAGAAGAGCCACCGATAGATCGGGCTCATCACCACGTCCTGCATGAGACCCACCCACTTCTCCGCGTTGTCCTGAATCTCGTTCGAGAGCAGCGTTCGGCTGTTCGGATCGTTCGTCGCGTACCGCAGCGTATCGGCAATCGTCCAGGTACTCGTCTTCAGAAACCCCCGCGGCGCAAGCCCAAGCTTGAACCTCGTCGGCTTCTCTATCCACCGGCACATCCGCGCGTGCACGTCTGCGTCCAGATCGTGAAACCCACACACGAACTTCCCAAACGCAAACGTACTCGACAGCATCACCTTCCGTATCGCCAGCCGATGCTCCTCTGAAGGCTTCGCCGCGTTCAGGGATCCGAGGATGTCGTCCACGACCCCCATCTACTCCAAAATCAAAAGGGCCGGAATCTCTTCCAGCCCCCTTGATAGTGGAGTGACCGCCAGTAAGCGCTAGCGGGTGCTTGCTTTCCTTACGCGAGCAAGAGGGACTTGACAAGTACCTCGAAGTATAGGAAGCGAAAATCCAGTGAAGGTGGTTCACCCAGTAAGCGACCAGCGATCGGCGGGGAAAGCCGGGAACGCGCAGTCACCGAAGTCCTCTCCACTCGGGATGCTTCCGCGCAAAGTCGTCTGGGACCCGAAACAGGAGAGGCTCACCTTCACCCATAGCTAGTTAGGCTGGAACCGCCTGACCTGTCGCGTCAATCTTCCCCTAGAATCGTTAGGGGAGGGGTGAGTACCCTCCGCGCCCAGAGTCTCCGCCCACTACGTAGGTGATAGTCATCTGACACACTGCGTCGGAGGTTAACGGTTTGTGGTGTGGATTTCTACGCACCTTTGACAGTGACGATGCACCCCCGGCCTGGGGGCTGCCCACCCACCCCTGTTCAAGGGTACCGAGGTGGTACACTCTCCACAATGAAACGCTATGCAATCCTTACACACACAAGCTATGGTGTGAATGGATTGTAGCGAAAGGGTGAGTAGGGAATGGTTAAGGAATACGGGAGGTTAGAGAGAGAGTAGACATAACATCCGTTATGCGAAGCTCACTCTTGTTCGGGTGTTACGTCTCTCGCTGTAGCGATCCTGAGGGCTTCGGTAAGCATGGAGAGTTGCTCTCCGCTGAGTGCCAGGGTGAGTCCTTGGGGAGCTTCGTTCTTCGGAGGACCCCAGCGTTCTCGGTACCTTGGGTGGCGCTCGAGGATGAACGCCTGAGCTCTCCAGTCCTTGTACTTACCCTCTCCACCAGCGGCTAACGTCTGGGCTAGGCGAGCTTCGCATTCGTCTTGAGCTCGCGTGAGTGCGTGTGCAAAGCGAGAGTAGCGAGTATCTAACCCTTCCATCTCATCCGCGGATCCTCGTCTGAACCAATCCCTCATGGTGTCGTAGGTGACACCGGCTTTACCTGCCGCAGCGTTGTAGGGAGCACCTGCGGCTACATCGGCGCAGATCTTGTTAGCGACCTGATCTGTTAGAGCTCTTGGCCTACCGATGTAAGCCTGAACGCTCATTGCGCGAGCTACATCTCGAGCTATGGGCTTATCTGGGGCTGCTTCTACTGACTCGAATTCCACGCTTAATTAGTTCTCACAAGTACGTGGTGGGATTCAAGTATCTCCCTGATTGCTGCTGCTTCACCTTAATCTCTTGACACACATGCGTCACTTAGCGTAGTCTCTCATTTGTGAGTAACGAGACTGGATCGACGTATAGGAATCTTCAAGCGAGAGTAGATCCTGAGCTCATGCGGCGCATACACGTTATTGCTGCTGAATCAGGTTCCACTCGTTCTGACACTGTGGCCTGGCTGCTCGAGAGAGCGGTTACGGCTTACGAGAAGGAGAAGGGGAAATGACGATCACAGTAGAATCAGGAGTGGACCACTTCGGTACGCCGTGCTTTCACGTGCTACGAAACGGTGCCCTCTGGACGTCGGTTCTGTACTTCAACATGGCGCTTTCGATTACGCTGAGACTTGCGGAGCCGTTGAAAAAGACGATCTTACGAAAACGCGGCTACTGGTGCCCAAACACGAACCCACGCGAGGCACGCAAGGCGTGGGGAGCATCAGGTATACCCCAACGCAAGCAAGTAGAAGCCGTCAGCGCATTGCGCGCGCGCGGTTGGGATGAGGCACTACGGCAGCTCCAAGAATGTCGGACCGTGATTCGTGCCTATCGGTTGCTACATGACGAGGAGATCAAACGGGTAACGCGCGTTCCTGCCGAAGCCCTCCGATGCGATTGTCGTACTTGCGGGTATGCGCGTACGGCCCTCTTCGAGGCGGCCGAACGGCGCGATTGATTGATGGACTCCAAGGAAATGGCCAAGAAACGCTGGGCTAAGACGGCCCCCAAAGAACGTCAAGAGACCATGCGCCGTTTGGCTTACCGTAGATGGGCGAAAAAACAGCTTCTCAAAGAGAAGGAAAGAGAATGAAATCCAACCTAGCCTACCTGTTCCCCGTCGAGCCTTACTTCGTCCCGAAGATCCGCACGGGGAGGGCTGCCATTGCCGATGCCACGAACCAGAGGAGGATTCCGATGCTGACTGACTCTCAAGTGATGTTGATCAAAGAATCTCTACGAAGCCTACTCGCCACGGCTAAGCGTTTCGATCACCTCGAATACGCCAAGGGCATGGCGAAGGGCCACCAAGATGCTCTCGACCTGATCGACCAAGCCGCAGCCATGACGGCCATCATCTTGCGATCGGAGGATCTCACCACATGAAAGCTGCCCTCACCTTCGTCGTGCTGTTGCTCGCTTCCCCATGTTGGGCACAGTCGCCCACGGGACAAGTCTCCGATCTTCTCCACCAGCTGATGGTCATGCAGGGTAACCAGGAGACTCGCAACCAGGTGCTCGAGCTGGAGCTTTTAGAAAGCCTGCAGCGACGGGAGCAACCTTCCATTCCCATGCCATCGCCCTTCGAGACCGTGACGCGCTGCTTCCAGATTGCTGGACAGGTAGTTTGCCGATCCTACGAGAGGTGACCGATGCTCGACCGAGACTGCGACTTCCTGAAGCCAACCGAGCGCCCTCCGTGGGACGGCCAGCTAGAGCGCCCCATCTCCGAGCGCGACGTCTATCGGCTCTGGTGGCGAGCAGGTTACATCCGACGCGCCCCTAGGTCCCCCTTGGTCATGCGCGTCACGCCCGTTGAGCTCTCCGGGCTATTCGTCTTCGGAGTGATGCTCGGCTTCTGCCTCGGCTACTACTTCGCCCGCTGACGGCTTACTTGCCGGTCCTCATACCCGCACGTCGGCGAAGTCTTGGCTCGTACCAACGTCTCCATGATCTCCCTGACGAACGCCTGACCTTCTTCCCTACTCACCGGCCTTGATGGCAATGCCTCTTCCCGAGCTTTAGGGGCTGCTGCAGCCGTTTTGACTTCGGGCTGAGTCTCGTAGCCACGCCAGCGCTCATTCGGCCCTAGAAAGCTCGCACACATCATTACGTACTCTGTTCCGTTTGTATGCTGCTGCTGTACAAACTTTGCATAGTTGAGGGCGGAAGCAAATAAGGCTTCTGGCTTGATGCCTTCTCGTAGCCTCGCTCGGTAGGCTTTCCAGGCTAGCTTCTTGGGATCGTCTCCGAAGCGGCGGGGGTAGATTTTCCAGAGAGATTCGAAGTCAGAAGAATACTCACTTTGTTTAGTCATGGCTTCGCCTCCGGACCTAGCCCCGTTCGTCCGGGGAGGTCTAACTAACTTCCCTACTTCTCGCCCTGCTCGGGCCCGTCCGGCTTCGTTCCGGTTCCTTGCGAGCGGGTCCGGTTAGGAACCCGCAAGGGTTGACCTAGCGAAGCCTGTCTTCCCCAATGAGTAATCCCACCGCTTTCGTGCCGTCCTCCGCCCCTGATGCTCCGAGCATAGACGTGGGTTTGGGTGCAGCGCTCCATCTCCCGGTGCTCACCAATGCCGGGCTCGCTGATCCCGTCGGTTTTACGACTACGGGAAAGGATCGAGGGTCGGTGACAACGAAAGGGTACTTGACTATCCCAGAGATTTCTGAGAGTCGTGACCCTGCCGTTCTCACAAAACGCCTACTGCCACAGACGAGAGTCAGTGGTCAAGAGGGCTGGCCTCCGGGCTGGCCCTTTTGTTTTCCGAGCTCGCCCCCGAGCGCCGCGCTTCTCACCCACTCGTAATCGAGCCCCAGGAACTCGCACGCATCCTTGCACGTCATGTAGCCGACGTCCCCGAAGTATAACCAGGCGATGGCTCGAGCCTTGACGTGCTTCTTGCCATGCTGAAGATCCAAGAAAGCCCCGCGCAGAAGATGCAGAATCATCTTCCTCTCCCCGATGGCCCTCTGATTCCAGGTCGAGAAGAACTGCTCGGGCCGCAGAAAAGAGAGCGAGAAAAGAGAGTCCGCCATACCTCCCCCGATTCTACCACCCCGAAGTCAGTACACGTAGAGATCGAAGCCGGCCTTCACCGTCTGCCCCTTGTGCGTGAAGTGAAAGCCGGGGTTCAGATTGTTCGACCCCGGATGATTGATAAACGCGAAGTCTTCCAGATCACCGATTCCTCCCGGAAAGAGTAACCGCATCTTTGCCTTTCCCCGCGCTTCCATCCACTGAACAGCGACGATCGAGTTGTCAGGGTTGCGCGTCCAGGCTAGCCCGACGAAGGAGTGCAGCACAGCAAGCGGACACGGAGTGGGAATCGCGGCATAGGTTCCTCCGGTCCCGTTCACACGGCTCGAGATGCCGCATCCCCCTTGCCAGTAGTGGTCCACGCCCCCGTACTCGAATTCCTGCATGACGTCCTTCGGAGGGTCTAGGGCGATGCCGAGCTCCTCGTAGTCCGCAGGCAAAGGCCCCACACTCACCTCGACGTGCAACATGTTCGCCGTAGTGCGGCTCGTCATAAGCGCAAAAGGAGAGCCGGGGCACTTCACAGGCGAGCCCGCGGCGAGGGTGTGTCCGTCGCTCCCAACCGATCCGACGTTCGTCGCCGGGTCGTCCGGAAACCCCGCGCAGGCTCCGACGATGTACATGGGCCCGAGATTCAGCCCGTCCTTCGTGATCCACACGACGCCCGGCTTCACGTCGAAAACGACACCCTTTGGGTGTTGCGTTCCTGACGTACAGGAAGCGAGCAACAGCGCTGCCATCACGACTCTCGTCTTCATCGCTTCTCGCACCCCTCCTCATGCCTCTTGCACGCGGGCAGCCCCCAGAAGACGGCTCCGCACTGAGAGCAGGCGTACATGCCACCGATGAGCGGGTTAGGCATGAGCTAAAGCGGGAATGGGTGTTACCAAATCCATCACTCGTTCACCTGAGGTCGGTGCAGACACTCCTCGATGTCGCGGTCGATCACCGCCGGCAAAGTAGACGCTGTCTCGGTTAAGATCGTCATCGGTTTCTCGCGAACTCGATCACGCGACCTAGATAGTCGCGCGCCGTGTCGTAATTCCTCTCCCTCAGATGGTTCTCGGCGAGGCGTGCCTGCCCATCGATCGTAAGTATCCTGTTCCGCAGCTCCGCGACCTCGCCCCTCAACGCGGCGGCCTCCTTGAACAGCTCCAAAGCTTCTTGTTTATACTCGTTGCGCTCGCGCTCGGCGGCTTCGGCGCGCTCACTGGCGGAATCGTAGGTGACGATCATCGCGTCTCGTTCGTTCCGCGCCTCGTCGCGCTCCTTGGTGACGGCGGCGAGTTGGTTTTGCAGAGTCAATGCAGCGTCTGCGTTTTGGTTCGCACTCGAATACATCGACTCAGCGGTACTGCGCGAAGCGCGAAGTTGTAGTTGCACCTCGGCGATCTCCTCGTTCGCGGCAAGCAAGGCGCGGGCAACGGCATCCGCAACGATGCGCTTGACAACAGCCCTATGCGCTGCTGGACACCGGGCCTTATGAGGTTCACCGAAGCATCCAATACACGGCAAAGCCAACGCGATGCTCTGAAGCGTCTCGGCGTCGATCTTAGATGCCATCACTTTGCGTTCACCTCCGCGAACAGCGGCGCGTCGTTGCGGATACGCCGCTTCGCCATCTCGGCATATTCCGGGTTGAGCTCGAATCCGATGAAGTGGCGGGCGAGCCGATCGGCTACGAGGCCGGTCGTGCCGGCGCCGGCGAACGGATCGAGCACAGTCCCTCCTCGAGGAGAGCCCGCGAGGATGCAGCGGCGCGCGAGCTCGGTCGGCATCGTTGCAAAGTGAGCCTCAGGAAATGGTTCGGTCGAGATCGGCCAGACGGACCGAGCGTTACGAAAGTCCGTTGGGAACGAGATCGAGCCGGCCGCTTGCGACCCACCTCCGTTCACTCCGTCGCCACGGGCAGGCTCTACCGAGCGATGCTTCGTCGCGCGCCGCGTGGATCCTTGACCGTAGGGTGAAGCGATCGACTGCGGGCTATTCGGGCCATTCGGCCAAGCGCAGGGCTCCTTGATCGCGTCCGCGTCGAAGTAGTAGCGCTCGCTCTTGGCGAGCATGAAGACGTACTCGTGAGCCTTCGTCGGCCGATCCGTGACGCTCTCGGGCATCGGGTTCGGCTTCGACCAGATAATGTCCGAGCGCAGCCACCAGCCCGCTGCTTGCAGCGCAAAGGCGACGCGCCAAGGGATGCCGACCAGATCCTTCGGCTTCAGACCTGGAGGCGTCTTCGGGCGCGGCATGTCGTTCTGAATGTCCTGGCTCTTGTTCTCGCTGGCCCCGGAGCGGTAGGTCGCACGATCGCCGGAAGCGTAGGAGTCGCCCAGGTTCAGCCAGAGCGTTCCGCTCGCGCGCAGCACGCGACGCAGCCGGTGGAAAACCTCGACTAGCTTCTCGACGTACAGCTCGGGTGTCTCCTCGAGGCCGAGCTGCCCCTCGACGCCGTAGTCCCGTAGGCCCCAGTATGGCGGGCTGGTGACGATGCAGTTCACCGACTCGCTCGGTAGCTGTCCCTGAAGTTCCAGGGCGTCGCCTTGCATGATCGTCACCATGTGATCGTGAAGGGCTCGGCCGGACTCGAACCGGCATCCAGCGGGTTAGAAATCCGCGGTCTCTCCTGTTGATGTACGAGCCCACGTTTCGAAGCGCGGCGGTCGGACTCCCGATTCTCCACCGACCCCTTGCACACATCGAACAGGTACTCGGCCTCTGCGGACGTGGAGAGCAGCCACAGCTCCTCTCCGCGCGACGTGGGCAGCGGCCGAAAGAGCAGACCGTAGTGCTCTGCCGCTTCCATCACGACGTCGTTGAGCCAAGAGTGTGCCTCGGCGCTCGGTCGGAACATCGCGCCGTGGCAGGCTCCGAGATAGATTTTCTCGGCCTCGCCGTAGACGAACCCGGCAGCGAATAGACGTTCCTCTGCTGGCGTCGTCGCGTATCGCTTCAAGGCCGCAAGGTAGAGCGGTCCACAAGTGGGCTTGCTCCCCCTCGGATTAGACATCGGTTTCCGTTTCGTCGGAAAGAAAGCAGCCTGCGCGATGGATCACTGGATGCGGACATTCGCAGCCAAGGGCACGGCTCGCGATCATGATGGCGTGGCCGTAGAGCTTTGTATCAAGCCCCCGCACCTCTGCCTCGCCACGGGCGACTCGCGCCAGTGCCTTTTCGAGCTTCGTCGCCCGCGCTCGCTCGACTTCGATCTGATCGCTCAGGTGAGCGTGCGCGGCCATTTCGTCTTGATACAGCGTCGAGGTCTCGCCGTACTTCTCTCGAAGCGCGACGACCTCAACGACGAGCTGACGAACGATCGGATTGACGTGGACTTTCAACTGCTCCAGGTCTGCGGCACTAAAACTCGTCATGCTCCCACCTCGTTCCGCGATCACTTTGCGTTGACTCCCATGAAGGGCAGAACTTCCTGGCCGAGTCGCTTCGCGGCGATCTCGCAGTAGGCTTCGGAGATTTCGACACCGACCGCTCGGCGACCGAGGTTCTTTGCCGCCACGAGGGTCGAGCCTGAGCCAGCGAAGGGGTCAAGTACGAGATCGCCGGGCTTCGAGAACAACCCGACCAGTTCGCGCATGAGCCGCTGCGGCTTCGTGGTCGGGTGGGGGGCTGGCCCGGCTCCGTCGTTCTTCGTGTGAATGAAGACGCCGTGACGCCCGCCACCGTTCCACTCCGACCTGCCCGACGAATGGGCAGCGACGATGCTCTCGTAGCCCATTCCGGGACGGTCGCCGCTGTACTGCGGCATTCCGTCGGGCTTCACCCAGACGCAGGTCCGTTTGTAAGTGAGGCCGGCTCTCTCTAGGACTTCACGCCACCGCATTGCGGCTTCGACTTGGCAAAAGACCAAGACCCAACCGCTGACGGCCACTGAGAGCCCCGCTGCGACATCCTGCCGTATGTCCTCCGTTAGCGGCGAGAACGGGAGCGCTTCGACGGCCATAACGCCGCCCTCTCGCTTGACGCGCCGCTGCAACGTATGGGCTTCCGCCTCATAGGGGGGGTCGGTGAGGGCGAGGTCAGCCATGCCCCCCCCCAGCGCTGGAAGAACCTCTCGGCAGTCGCCGTGGTAGATCGTGACCCCCGCATGCTCGTAGTAGGGTTTCATCTGGTTTGTGCGACCGGTGAAGGGCGGCAGCCGGTCGCGTTCATCGCCGCCCCGATGCTCCAACGAGTAATGGGTAGGCCGATACTCATTCGTGATTCTCCAAGACTCGGGCAATCTGCTTGATCGCTTCTCCGCTCTCCACCTGCTCCGGCAAAAAGCGTAGCACGCGCCAACCCATCTCGACGGCCCGATTGTATTTCTCCAGATCGGCGCGGTATCCTGCGCCTCTGCTGTGTCGGCCGGGGACGCGCGCGAAAACTCCGCCTTCGATCTCCACGGCTAGTTTCTCGGCGAGAAACGATACGTCAAAGCGCCAGCGTCTCGGTGGTGCAAACCTATACTCGTATTCCGGCACCGGCAGGCGCTTGGCCTTGAGTTGTATCGTCAGGAGCCATGTCGCGTTAGTGGTTTTCACTTGGCAAGCTTACCGAGCTCCGCCGAGAGATCGTATGACTCCCGGAAGAGCAGAAATTGCCGCTTGGCCGCTTCCAGGTGCGACCAGTAGTGATGACTGAACGATACGGGATCGTCAGGCTTCGCCTGCTTGGAAAACCTACAGAGATGAAAGCCCCCCTCGATCGGGCGGTCGGGGTAGTTCTCCTCCCATAGAATCGCGTAGCCCGCGAGCTGCACGAGGTAATCCCCATAGATGGCGTTGGATGTCTTCCAGTCGAGAAGCGATAGCTTCCCCTGAATTGCCATGGCGTCCAGTGTGCCCCCGAAGCGGTGCTTCTCGCTGACAAGCGCCTTCTCGGTCTCCACCACCTCGAGCTTCGACCCCTTGGCCCACTCCTCGAACGCCTCGAAAGCCGGCCGAGCTCGCTCCAAGGTCTCGGCTGAGTAGAGGCTCGCATCGAATGGCTTACTGTGGATCCTGCACTCCACCTGTTCGTGGCAGCACGTCCCGGCGTCTCCCGCTTTGTCCCGTGCCGCCTTGTAATCGAACGTGTCGTCGGGGAGGGAGAGGAAGCTCGCGACCTCTCCATTGAATGACTCGCCGGCCTGCCAGCGCTTGAGAAGCGCCCGAGCCTGCATGAGCGGCTCGTAAGCCAAGTTCCACGACCACCACATCATCGGATCCGCGGCCTTCCACTTGCCAACGATCGTCGTGTTGGAAGGGACGCGCTTTCCGTCGCGAGTTCTATAGCCTCCGGGTTGAGTCGGCATTAAACAATCCCCTTCGCGTCGATCATCGCGTCGAGCAGTTCGAGAGCACTCGCCTGAAGCGCGATCTTCGTAGGTTCGAGCTTCTTGGTGGCGGCGGCCCAGGCGGCGGCCCTGGCGGTGTCCTTGGCGGCGGCCCAGGCGGCGGCCCAGGCGGCGGCCCCGGCGGCGTCCCCGGCGGCGGCCCAGGCGGCGGCCCAGGCGGCGGCCCCGGCGGCGTCCCCGGCGGGGGCCCAGGCGGCGGCCCAGGCGGCGTCCCCGGCGGCGGCCCAGGCGGCGTCCCCG